AATACGTGTTGATTGGTGGGAGGTGCCTGGGCGAGATGAAAATTGGAAGAAGAGGGAAATAGGAAACCTGGGTTCAGAAGAATTATTTAATCAGGAATATGGTAATCAGTTTCTTGCTTCATCAAGAATGCTATTATCAAGTCAAATATTGCAATATCTTAAAAGAACAACCAGAGAATTTCAATGGAAAGAAGTTATTGACTTTGAGGAACTTAATGATAATTATGGGGAAATGACATGGCACCCAGATTTTGATCCAAACACAATTGATGATGATGACAGATATGTACTGGCCATAGATTTAGCAGATGGCGTCGGCAATGATTATTCTGTTATAAATATTTTTAAACTTGAAATACAGTCACGTCCAATGATACGCAAAATATCTGACTATAATGATGAATCAAGTTTCTTCAGATTAAAACAAGTAGGACTATATCGTTCAAATGTGCATTCAATTGATGATGTTTCAAAAATATTAGAATTATTAGTATTTAATGTATTTAATGAAGAACGTTGTAGAGTGGTAATGGAGATAAATTTCAAAGGAAATGTTGTATATGAAAAATTATCAAAAAACAGAAATTTCTATCCTGAAATATTTATGCATACATTCCATTCCATATCAAGTAATATTTTCAAACCAGGTGTTAAGATAAAAACCGATAATAAAGAAATGTTTTCCAGAGAACTGCGAAATTTAATACGTCTAAAGAAAATTATAATAACTGAAAAACAAACATTTGATGAATTAGGTGCGTTCGGTTTAAATCAAAAAGGTAGGTATGAAGCGCAAACTGGCCATGACGATATAGCAATGACATTAATCAATCTTGTTGCATATTTTGATAATGATGCATTTTTTGAAATGGTTGAAGATATCTACGATAAACAGCCCGATTTATATAGAGAATTGATAGCAAAGAAAATGGATGAATCTCCACATGAAAACGAAACGGTTGAAAATTTGAAATGGATGCAAAAATATATGTAATAATGAAAAAAAGCAGTTCTTAACAGAAATATATAATAAAAATAATAAAATAAGATTTCACAATGCCAAAGATTACATTAGACTTAAATCAGTTTAAAGCAAATGGTGTCTATACAGTAGAGTTTGATGCATCAGAAAGTTTTACGATATCTTCACAACAACTTAGATTGATTGTTGGATTTTCACGTAAAGGACCTTTTAATGCACCTGTATTTTTACAGAATGTAAAAAACGCGAGAAAAATATTTGGAGAAATTGATACATTTCTTGAAAAGAAAGGTTCATATTTCCATAGAGCTATTGAAACAGCTTTACAGACAGGCCCTGTTTTTGCATTAAATTTAATGCCTTTAAACAACACACCAAACGGAGATAAGATTGATTACCGTTCTTTCTCTTTGAGTATGGATGAATACAATGGGGACGTTTCAAAAGATCTCATGGCATCATTTTATAACAAGGAAAGATTTTGGTTTCCTGACACATCATATTTTGATGCAATTGTAAATAACAATCCACTCAATGAAAATATGTTAATGAGCTTTACAAACTTAGGACAAAAGCCATTATCATTTATCGTTAGAAAAGCCGTTGGGCTTAAAGGATTTGATATTACAGCACGCGATTTTTATGGCGTTGGTAATATTCCCGATTTCGTTGGTGAATTTGATTACATATCAGATTACTTCATCGACGTTATGGTTGTTGAAGGTGATTGGACAGATTATGAAAATTTATCCATGGACCCAGAATATTCAACATATTTTGATAAAACTGGTGTTAAAGTTAGTAAACTTAACGATTTCTTGGCTTCTGATAATGTTACATTAATTGCAAATTACACAGGTTGTATAATTCCTGATTTTGTTGATAAAGAAGGCGTTAATCAATTTATTGAAACAATCGTAAATAATTCACAAAGTTTAACTGGTGTATTTATGACAATAAATAGAGATGCTCTTGATAATTATGAAACATCTGAATACAAAGTTGATTTAATTGGTAATTCATTAATAAATTCAACAAATGATAAAATTAATATGTTATCATATGTTTCTCCAATAACTGACCAATTAGGTTATTCATCTGACCAAGCATTCTCTGACCAAGACATGACATTCAGTTTTGACCCACAAGATTTCAGTAATGTTGGTAATGTTTATCCTTACATTAAATCAATTCCTTATACTGGTGATGAGAATAGAGGTATATTTTTCAATACACTTGTTATTCCAAAACCACGTGCTGCATTTTCTGGACAAGTATTCACACAAACAGATTATAATAACTTGTTAAGAGATTTAACTGATATTACATTATTTAAAACATACGGTCCTGAAACTGCATGGCAATATGCAAAAGTTGAAACTATCACAAACACAGGAACAAGTATTGAAATTACATATTCAAATCCTGGTGATGACACACATGAGGCAAAGGGTAATGTTGGATTAATTGATAATATAAATATTGCTGATGTCATTGAAGCTAATAATTCAATAATCACAACAAATGTTGATGCTTTAGAATTAGAACAGTTTGACCTTGTTTATATCAAAGGCACAGGCAAATATTATGTAATTGAAGAAGTTATCAATTCATCTCCTCAAATTGAAATTAAATTTTACACTGGTAATACTGCAGTTGTTGCTGAGCTTCCACCAGCATGGCTGAATTATGCTAAAACAATTCCTGAACATACAAAAGTAACAACTGATATGATTGGAAACGTTGCTGCAGGATGTGAGGTTGATATGCAAAAAGAAGTTGTTATAAACATTGACACAACAAATACAATAACATATATTGAGAAACCTGATTATATGTATATGGATTCAGCACTAACATCTCCTGCTGAGGAATGCATATTTGTTTTACCAGGTAATGCATTATACACAGAAGTTAAAAATAATACTGTTGTTAATGGTGATTATATTTCTGTTACTCCTGAATTTAATGATTTCAATTATTTATCATTTAGTGATGCAAAAACAATGTATGGATTGACTGGTTTACAAATCAGACAATGGAAAACTGCTGATTTAACTACATTAGCAACAAACATACGCGGAATTGATTCTGACTTTACATATACAAAAGATGGACAAATTGCCAATTCATCATATTTTGGCGATGGCAGACATGGGTTTGTATTGTTCTCTGCGCATGGCAAAATTGAAGAGAATGTTGAAATAATTGAAGATACATTAAATGCTGGTAAAACAATCTTCAGAATTCCTGCTGAAGAAACAAATAAAATACAGGTAGGTCAATATATTGTAAATAATGATACTAATAATCCAAAATTAACACGAGTTGTTAAGAAAATTAAAAAAGTTAATCCTGAAACAAATGAAGTTGAATACAGAATCGAATTGAATGAAGCTGTTAAGATTACTGAGGTTGACGGTAAGTTTTACGTAACACGTTATCTTGATATTAACGACCCAGGATTCACAACAAATCTTCAATTCACTAAACTTGATGGATTTACAATAACTACATATCATGTACCAGGTACGCCTTCACAATTAGAGAAAATACTTGGAGTTATTGAAAATACAAATTTAGGTGAAGTTCTTGCAGATAGAGAAATGATATCATTCAGATACTTGGTTGATACATTCGGCGGTGGATTGGCTCCAATGATGGGACCTAAAGCAATACTTTCAAGATTGGCGAAAAATCGTCAAAAATGTATGGCTATATTAAATGCACCTTCAATTGCTGATTTTGTTGCATCAACTGACCCAAGATTTACTGAAGAACCTGACCCAGCAGCAGGTAACCCAAACCCATTATTGAATACTGAATATATTGCAACAGGTGGTAATTTATCATTAGGACCATCATACACATTCAGTTTACCTGATGATGAAAACGGCGCAAGATTTACTGGAGTATTTACGCCATTCTTGACAATACGTGAAGCTAATAAAAATAAAAATATACCTCCGGCTGCCGATGTTTCAAATAACTTTATTAGAAAATTCAGAAACGGTACACCGTATGCAATAGCTGCAGGTCCAAGACGAGGTATAATTTCAAATCCATTGCTTGTAGGTCTTGAATATGAATTCTTAAAATCAGATAGAGCAAATCTTGAACCATTTGGTTTGAATTGTATAATCACAACAAGAAACACTGGTCCAATGATTTACGGTAATGCAACTGCATATCAGAAAACATTGACTGCATTCAACAATTTGCATGTTAGAGATTTGTTAATCACTATTGAAGAAACTGTTGAAGATATTCTTGCAAATTACATTTTTGAATTTAACGATGCTCAAACACGTCTTGAAATAAAAACTATTGTTGAGGGCTATCTACAAAATGTGAAAAACGCTGGCGGTATTTATGAATTCATGGTTGTTATGGATGAATCCAATAACACAACTGAAATAATTGACCAGAATATAGGTATAATTGATATAGGAATTGAACCAGCACGCGGTATGCAAAAGATTATCAACCGTGTAACTGTTTTGAAAACTGGTGCAATTGCATCTGGAGGATTTACAATAGCATAATTTATTGTTGGGGTCTAAAAACCCCAACTTTTTAAAAAATATGAAAGAAAAAGAATATATAAAATAAAACAAATTAATATGGCAGGTTTACCACACTATAAAAACAGTACGGCCGCAAGAAACTTATGGGAACCAGTATTTAAAGCGTATTATGATATAATGATTACGCCTCCTCCTGGTATATCCGATTGGCCTTTGGTAATGGAGAATATTACGACTATTTCAGGTATTAATATTAACACATTCCCAGGAAAACAAATGCAATCATACAAAGGTGCACATAGATCATACATGGGCGGAAAACATCCAGAGAATGCACATGATTTAACGTTAGATTTTGAAGTCAACTTAAATGATTCAAATTCAATGTATGTTTATAAAGCGTTGCGTGCATGGTGTGATTTAGTGTATAATCCATTAACTGGTAAAATGGGATTGAAAAAAGATTATGTTGGTGGCCCAATGGTTATATCACAGTATAATGCTAATGGTGATATATTCAGACAGATAACGTATCAGGTTGTATTTCCTGCATCTGCAGTTCAAGGTCCTAATGATCCTAACT